CCAGTCACCTTCTAGTAATTGCCTACGTTGTTGTTCTGGTAGTGACAGTAGCATTGCCTCATAGTCACCTTGTTTAGATAGATATGGATTGTCAGATAGTCGTGCAGGTATAAACCTACGTTTAAATAATGCCTTACCTGCTTTCTCGTGACCTGCAGGATATTTAAGAACTTCTCCTGTTTCTATGTCTGTAGCTTCAAACGTTTTGTTTGGAGTAGCAGGATCAATAAACATTTTCTTTACCCAGTGATGACCCCTACCTCCTGGGTTAGTAGTGGCTCTCATATACACTGGTAGATCGGGTGCAGTGGACCGTAGACGAGATCGCATGTAGTTCCATGCAAATGGTGAGGGCCATTGTGTCAACTCGTCAAAGCCTATCCAACTAAAAGCTAGACCTTGGTAACGCAGGACATCATCTTCCCTATCTAGGTAGGACATCCACAACCTCGCACCAGAGGGCGCAGTCCACTGCATCTTTCGTTCAGACCACTTTATACCCTTCCAAATCTTAGGGTACATTTCTTGTGATTTGAATATCAATTCCCTAAGTTCTTCTGTAGTATGCCGTAGGAGCAATCCTGAGAAGGCAGGATGACCCATATACCTTAATGGGTCTGCAAGCATTGCGTAACTCTTACCCCCACCTGCAGAGCCGCCATATAGCACCTCACGCTCACCTGCAGCTAGAAAGTCTGTTTGTGGACCTTCATTGGGTTTAAATATAACATTGTGTTGTTCTTCTACTGGTATAGACTCTACAATGCTAACTGGCTTTGGGGTAGCTTTCTTCTTCACAGGCTTTTGCACCGATGCGTTTGTTTTCAATTTCTTCCGCTTTGGCGATTGCCTTTTTCGCATAGTCTGCCCATCTGCGTAGGCTTCCAACTTTGTTTTTTCTGCGTCTTTCATTATCCAACCGTTTCTTTAATCCTACGTGAGATATAGACCGTCCTGTGTTTCTAGATAGCCAGTTAGCTACCTCACGATACGAGTATTGTTTTAGATACCTCTTTGCCTCTTCAAGCATGTCAAGTTCATTCTCAACAGGTTGAAGTATATCGGGATCGTCTTTATCTATTTCATATCCGAATGGTATTGTTCTTGATATACGTGGAATAGCAATCCATTCATTATCTTCTTTTATGTCGGTTGGTTGGGGTAACTTCCACTTCTGTAGAGGTTTAGTCATCTTCATCCACTTGTTTTGGTGGCATAAGCATTACACCACCCTTTGCTTCTACTTGCATCTTTTCTGTTTTAACTAGACCTGTACGATCAAGTAGTTCTTTGGCAGCTTGCATCTTATCACGAATACCTAACTCTGTAGGATCGTACAGTGCACCCACCATAGACATTGCAGCTTTCGGTGCATTACGTGCCATGTAAGTCTGCGTTGCATCTAGTATTTCTTCTTTAAGAGACTTTACTACTTCAGCAGATGATGTAGCATCAGAGTATCCTGCAAGTTTCTTTGCAGCTATAATGTCTCCACCTGCTTCATCAAACAGTACAGCTAGTAGCTTCTGTTGTTTTTCTGTTAGTTCTCTTGTCATAGTTTTGATCTTCCAAATAATAATAGAACAAAGTTTAACATGCCTCTGCCCATTTCTGTAGGTGTTGGTAATAACCATCCTAATAATAACAGGATCATTACCCAAGGTGGTATGTTTTGAATGTTTAATTTTCCAACCATACCTGTTTCTATTTCTTTTAAAACTTCTGTAGTTATTACATCTCTACCTGCAGTAGTTTCTTCTGTTTGCTCTACAGACATTACTGCCTGTCTATTTTCTGCACCTATCTGTGCATTGCTATTTACAGTAGGACCACCTGATCCTCCTAGCAAACCTAGAGTACTCAAACCACATCCAGATAAAAATAGAACGAGTACTAACCATCTCATTACATCAACTCAAAATGAGGGGCATCAATAAAGGGTCTACGTCCTTGTGATCTACGTAAATCTACATATGCCATCATAGCTTCTTCTGCTGACCCTTCATATGTACGAATGTCACCTTCACTCCATGCTGCTCCCCACTTAATGCTGCATCCTACTTCTTTAGCTGCCTCTTTAAATGCGTCACATATATCGTCATATACATTTAGTTCCCATGATACATCTGGTCCTACATAAGCTACCACATCTACCGCATGGCTAAAGCCATCGTCCTGTAACAAATGTTTACTAGCCATTGTCTGTGATCTTCCTGCAGCTACGTTAGCCTTTTGTTCGTCTAAGGTTCTTACACCCTGCGTAACTCCAAAGTCTACTCCTGTTAATTGAATAGCTCTTTCAACTACTGCTGTCATGTGTGGATGTACTCCCTCAAGTCTATCCATTGATCTTTGGCTTAATCTAAAACTCATCTCATGTCCTTTTTCATTGCTACCTTGTTGCCCATTGGCTTTCCTGCCATGTAAGCTGTAGCTCCCATATAAGCTGCTACCACACCTGTCTGTGCAATATAAAATAACCCAAGCAAATCTGCTAGGGCTTGAACTCTTGTATCTGTCATTAGTGGAGTAAACAAGATAACCGTAAATACAATCATCATTCCCATTGCTACCCACGCCATAAACTTTTGTGACTCAGCTTTTTCTTCACGTAGCTCAACCTCAAGCATACGTTCCTTCATTGCTATTTCTTCTGCTGTGATCTTACCATCACCGTCTATATCAAAATCTATCACCAACTATGATCTCCTGTAACGTCTGGAAGTTTTAGCCGCAGCTTTAGGTTGTTTAGAAAACTGTTTACCTGCTGCCGTATCTTTTCTTTTCTTGGCGGTGCTTGCTGCGTACTGGGAACTAGACATTCCTTTGATTGCTGCTTCTGGCAGGTATCGTTCACCAGTAGCTTTTGATCCTTGCGTAGAAGGTTTACCACTTTTAGTTCTCCACTTTTGTTTTGTCCACCTGTCGAGGCTTTGTTGTGATTTTGCTTTAGCCATTAAATAACCACGCAAAAAATATTAAAGCACCTACTCCTGAAGCCATTATTAAACCTGTAACTGTCCATGTAATTATAGCTTCCTGTATTTCAGCTTTACGGTACTCTTGATCTTTCTTTTGCTTACGTATCCTACCTTCGGTAGCTACAAGTTCATCCCATGCAGATGGGCCCATACTAAAACTAATCCAGTCCTTTAACTCTTTTCGCATTGCATCGGCTTTTCTTTTAGCCGTAAATATTTCTAGAGCTTCTGCTTCAACAGAACCTCCCATAGCTTTCCACCAAGGGGGGTTTTTGTTTTTTTGTTCCATAAAGGACAGGTCACTCATAGCACCTGCCCATTGGGTCAACTGTCCTGACATATCTTGTAGGTCTTTACCTACCTGAAAGCCTTTTTTAAGAGCATTGAACGCAACCGTAGCCCCACCAATAATTGTAACTGGGTCCATTTTAGCCTCTAGCTTTTGTAGCCGCCACCTTTGGCTTTATATTGTTTTGCAAGCATTTGGGCTTTACGTGCAGACCACTGACCTGCCTTGCCCCCTGCAGTTCCTGACTTAATGCGGTTAAACAAATTCCTACGCATACTAGGGTTAGTATAATTTCCTGCCGCATTTACTTTAGACTTTGTAGCCATATCGTAAAACTCTTTCTATATCGTATCGACCTATGCCTATATCTCTTAGTTCTACATCGGTCATGCTATACAATTGATCACGTGCAATTCTTCGTTTTGCAGATTCAATTCTTGCTTCAATAATTCTATGGAATAATCTTTTTAACATATCTATCTCCTTTGTTAACGGTAACGTTAGCTACCAGAGATAGTTATATCATATATAGTTATAACATACTACAGATAAAAATGCAACCCCGATATGCATTTACCTGTTAGGATTAAAATATAGTCTTGCAGACATTATAACATCAAACGTGCCACCATCTTTAGAACATACAAGTTTATCACCTGCATGAAGATGCATACGTGCTGCATCTAAAACATTCAGTGTGGTGTGTCCTGCTACAGTTTTAGTCTCTACAAAATTATGGTAGGTTGTATTGTCTGCATGGTAAAACTCTATAGTAATCTTTTGACTAGAGCTACCACCATTAGTAACCATCAACATATCAATAGTTACATTGTGATTAGCAGGGCATGTATATAGAACATTACCACTTGCCCCACCTGAAGTGGCAGCAACTGTAACTGATTCTGTAGTGGTGGAATAGTTAACGTCTGTTACCATTTATTTTTTCTTCTTTTTACGTGTAAGCTTCTTAACTACTTTAGTTGTCCATGCTTCATTCTCTGGTGTAGCAGGATCGTCCTTTACGTAGTGACCTTTAGTATTACGTGCACGTACCTTAATTGTTTCTGTAGGTACGAGTATAGTTTTTATTTCTTCTACATCAGTAACCCAGTTACCGTCTACATCTTTAGAGACAACAACATTCTTGTTCATGTCCTCTACATACTGCCCCATGTTTACGACTATGTAACCTAGAGCACTTATCTTTTGTATTTGTTCTGGTGTCATTTTTTCTTTG